ATCCATTACAGGAGACTCAGATGGGTATGCAAACAGATGTCCTTGCTAGTAAGGTCCGCACTGATGCAGGTCAGTTGTTGGACCAGAATAGCCTCGTTATTGGCCGTGCCCGTGTAAAGGCGATCTATATCGTCCCTGATTCGGGTGCTGGCACCGTTACATTCATCGACGGTGGCGCAAGCGGCGCTACCAAAATCGTCGTCAACACCAAGGCAAGTTCAACTGCGGCGGACTACATCCTGATGCCGGGTGAAGGTTTACTTTTCCAAACCAACATCTACATCATTCCGTCAGCCGTGGTTTCGACGATGGTGATTTATGGCTAAAACCCCAGCATGGCAGCGCAAAGAAGGCAAAAACCCTGCTGGCGGTTTAAATGCTAAAGGTCGTGCGTCGTACAACGCGGCCAATCCCGGTAAGCCGGGGTTGAAGCGGCCTCAGCCTGAAGGCGGCGCTCGCAAAAAATCATTCTGCGCGAGAATGTCCGGAATGAAGAAAAAGCTGACTAGCGCGAAGACAGCCAATGACCCGAATAGTCGTATCAACAAGTCCCTACGAGCATGGAATTGCTGATATGGAAATGGTTGTTTGGAACATGGTCCTCACGGGGATCGTTGCTATTTTGGGCTTTGTCGTGAAAGAGAAGTTTGCCGAGCTTCAACGTCTTGGCATCCTGCTCAACAGGACACGTGAAGAAGTGGCTCGTGAACACGTGACTCGTGCCGAAGTACGGGCTGATGCCCAGATGCTCCTCGACCGGCTTGACCGGTTGGAGCAAAAGATTGACCGATTGGTAAATCACAATGCCAAGTAAATCAGCCAAACAACATAGGCTGATGGCGGCAGTCGCCAACAATCCTGCTTTTGCCAAGAAGGTTGGCATCTCACAATCTGTAGGACAGGAATTTATGAAAGCAGATAAGCGTAAGGCAAAGAAGTTCCAGCTTGGCGGTCCTACGGACTATTCCGAGTCGGGTAGTGCTGGCGGTACCAACAGCTTTAAAGATGCTTTTAGGGCTGCTCGTAAAGCTGGTCAAGACACATTCACTTGGCAGGGCAAGAAGTACACGACAGAAATGGCTGGCGCGTCTAAACCCGCCGCTTCCAAAGTCGAAGTTGAAAAAACTGAGACTAAGGTTGAGATGCCTGCTGTTTCACGTGGTCGTGGCGGTGCCGGTGAGAAGCCGAGCAAGTCGATTGCTGAGCAGCTTGATGCGCGTCCGGGTAGCGGTGCAGGTTTCCGTAACTTGATGGCTAACCTCGGCACGAGCAGTCAGCGTGCGCGTATGAAAGCTATGGGTTACGGCGACGATGAAGAGGACAGCGACGAGAGTCCTGCCATGAAGCGCATTCGTCTTGCCCGTGAGGTTGCTGAGAGCAGCCGTGGTCCGGGCCGTCGTTATACGCCGGTTCAAGGCATGAGCACCGCAGAGCGTCGTATGTTTGAGGCTGGCCGTGGCATGAAGCGCGGTGGCGACGTTAAAAAGTACAAGTCTGGCGGCGCTGTGTCGTCGGTTTCCAAGCGTGCAGACGGCATTGCCAAGAAGGGCAAGACCCGCTGCAAAATCGTCTGACAGGAGTAACTTCAAATGATGAGCATGAAAAACCCCCGTCCTCGCGGCATCATGGCTGACCGTATGGGTCGTGCTATGGCTGCGCCAATGGGAATGAAGAAAGGCGGTAAGGCTGAGTCGAAAGAGATGATGAAGAAGGAAGTCTCTTTCATGAAGAAGAAAGGCGCGCCGAAGTCCATGATCAAGCATGAGATGAAAGAAGCCGGAATGAAGAAGATGGCCGGTGGCGGTTCTGTCTTCCGCAAGGCTGCTGATGGCGTTGCCAGCAAAGGCAAGACCAAGGGCAAGATGGTCAAGATGAACTACGGCGGTAAGTGCTAATGAAGAAGTACGCTGTTGGCGGCAGCGCCGATGAAGAAGCTGATCTTCAGGCTTTGAAGACGCTCAAGCAGGGTGACTACGATGTAGGTGGCCCGAAGCGTCGTTTCGCCCGTGGCAAGGTTAATAGAATGAAGAGTGGCGGTATGCCTGACCTAACGGGTGACGGCAAAGTTACTCGTGCTGACGTTTTGAAAGGTCGTGGCGTCTTCAAAAAAGGCGGTTCGGTTGGCTCTGCTTCTAAGCGTGCTGACGGTATCGCTATTCGTGGCAAGACTCGCGGGAAGATGGTCTGATGATGCCCTCCCGAGGCATGGGTGATATCAACCCCAAAAAGGTGCCACGAGCAAAGCGGCGCGGGGATAGTAAACCTGTGATCGGGACGGGCAAGCCCATCCGTACCTTCAAAAAGGGTGGCGAGAGCAAGGTCAACGAGGCCGGTAACTACACCAAGCCCGGTATGCGTAAGAAGTTATTTGAGTCAATCAAGGCTTCAGCAACGCAGGGTACGGCGGCAGGGCAGTGGTCGGCGCGTAAGGCTCAGCTTCTAGCCAAGCGGTACAAGGAGAAGGGCGGTGGATACCGGGACTGATATCGAGATGTTCAAGGCGCAGGTTCAGGCCGAGTTAAATCGGCTTGAGGCTAAGTCGTCTGCCAAAGAAGTCGCTGGCAAAGCCATCGGCAAGGATGGCTTAAAGTACATCACGATTATCGTTGTCATCGGCGTTGCGTCCAGTCTGGTGCTGGACTCTGAGAAGATCGCTGCTGTGATGGGGTTGCTCGGCGCGTCTCTGACTGCACTGATCTCTATGCTGAACGGTATTGCCGGTGCCAGCGAGAAGGAAGAGAAGCCTGAATTTGCGGTCATCAAGGAACTCATCGCCAAACTCGATAAACTGGATCGGAAGGAAATGCCGATGCGAGTCGATGTTGAGGGCGATCATGTGGTCGTTACCAAGGGTGACGATGTGGTGAAGGCGAGCCGATGAAAGCGCCACAGCAGTCTCTAAAGGCTTGGACCGCGCAGAAGTGGAGGACGAAGAGTGGTAAACGATCTTCTGACACGGGTGAAAGATACCTTCCAGAGGCTGCGATCAAAGCTCTCAGCCCTGCTGAGTACGCCCGAACGACTGCCGCCAAGCGCAAAGGAAAAGCCCAAGGCAAACAGTTTGTCGCGCAGCCCAAAGGCATCTCGCAAAAAACCCGTGCGTATCGTCAAAAAGGTAAGTAAAAGTGGTTGATAAAACTACAGCTACTACAGACTTCAACCTCGACCTCAACACGATTATTGAAGAGGCGTACGAGCGTTGCGGTGCTGAACTGCGTACGGGTTATGACTTTCGTACGTCGAAGCGTAGTCTGTCGCTGCTGCTGATGGACTGGGCTAACCGTGGCATCAACCTCTGGACGTTGGAGCAAGGTACGCACACTCTGACGTACAACGTCGGTACGTATGACTTGCCGGTAGATACGGTGGACCTGCTCGACCACGTGATCCGTACGGGTAGTGGCACGAATCAGCAAGACATCAATATCAGCCGTATCTCGTCCAGCACCTACGTATCTATCCCAAACAAAAACGCGACGGGTCGCCCGATCCAGATCTGGATCAATCGGCGTACGGGCGCCACGGGTGCTGATAACGCTGTGGTCTATCCGCAGTTCACGGTTTGGCCGAAGCCAGATAACAGTACGACTTGGACGCTGTATTACACCCGCCTGCGACGTATGTTCGATGTGGGTACAGGCGTGAACGGACAAGACATACCGTTTCGGTTCCTGCCGTGTATGGTGGCAGGTCTAGCTTACATGCTGTCCATGAAGATACCCGGCGCTGAGGCGCGTACGCAGATTCTGAAAGCCCAGTACGACGAGGCTTGGGACTTGGCGGCTGGCGAGGACCGGGAAAAGGCGGCGGTGCGTTTTGTTCCACGTGAGAGCTTCTTGGGTGGCTACTAATGCCAAACAGGTTTGCAAGTGGCAAGAACGCAATCGCCATGTGCGACCGGTGTGGGTTTCAGTACAAACTGCGCCAGTTGAAGTCGATTGTGATCAAGACCAAGAACGTGAATATCTTGGTCTGTCCGGAGTGCTGGGAACCCGATCAGCCGCAGTTGTCGCTGGGTTTATATCCGGTGGACGACCCGCAGGCATTACGGAACCCAAGACCGGACACGAGTTATTTTGCGGTAGGTAATGACGGTGCCAATGGTAGCCGTCAGATACAATGGGGTTGGAATCCGGTTGGAGGCTCACAGTCCTTTGATGCGGCACTAACTCCGAATACGCTGGCTCCGGCTGGCGAAGTAGGAACGGTGACGGTCGTTACGACCTAGGAGATTGAGATGGCGAAAAGCAAACTTGAAAAACACGCGGAGCTTCCGGCGAGCAAGGCTCATGGTCCGGGTCGTGTGAAAAATCTGCGTGCTGGTGGCAAAACCAACAGCGACATGAAGAAGTACGGTCGCGGTATGGCGAAGGTGATGAACCAGCGCAGCCCGATGCGCGGCTCTTCTGGCCCGAGGTAAGTGCCATGAAAGAATTGAATCCCGGCAAGATTAGGCCGAACACCGACTCGACGGGGCGTAATGGCTACCCGGAGAAGGATGTGAACAAGGGCGTCACCCACATGGATATGAAGGGTGCTGGTGCTGCGACGAAAGGCAAAAAGTTTGTCTCGCAGATCAACCTTGAGAACAACGCTAAATACAGGTCAGGCTGGTCTCCGTGAATTACTCTCAGCTTTCTACACTGATTCAGGACTATTGTGAGTCCACGGAGCAGAGCTTCGTGGCGAACATTCCTACGTTTGTGCAGTTGGCTGAAGAGCGTATTTACAACTCGGTTCAGATCCCGGCCATTCGTAAAAACGTGACCGGTACGATGACGCAGGACTTTCAGTACTTTCAACTGCCGTCCGACTGGCTTTCGACGTTTTCGTTAGCGGTGATTGACGGTACGACCGGTGAGTACGAGTACCTGCTAAACAAAGATGTGAACTACATCCGAGCGGCGTATCCGTACCCAACCAGCAAAGGTAAACCCAAGTACTACGCTATTTGGAACAATACCTCGATGATTCTGGGGCCGACCCCTGACTTGGCGTATACGGCGGAACTGCACTATTACTACTACCCGGCGTCGATTGTCGGTGCGGGTACGTCATGGCTTGGTGATAACTTTGAAACGGTATTGCTGTACGGCTCGCTACGTGAGGCATACACGTATTTGAAGGGTTCCGAAGACATGATGGCGAATTACGAAAACAAATATCAGGAGGCGTTGGCGCTTCTGAAACGTCTTGGCGATGGTCTTGATCGTCAGGATGCGTATCGTTCTGGGCAAGCGAGGGTTGCGGTCACATGATGAATGGAAGTGTCGAGTTAGGTGCTGTGAAAGTGTTCACCACGGACAGCCGTGGATTTACACCGGAAGAAATGGCAGATCGTGCCGCATACCGACTCCTTCGCATCAACAATCGTTCGGAACTCAAGCGGGTTTTGGAACAGTACTTTAAAGAAGCTCAGGACTCCGAACGGATGAACCTGCGGCGTAAATTGGATGAAAACGGTTATTCTGACGCTGCAAAGCTTTTAGGAGATTGATATGGCTATTTCTCAAGCAATGACCACTTCGTTCAAGGTCGAGATCCTTGATGGAGTGCATAACTTTGGCGTTGGCGTTGTTCGCGCTTCGACTGCTGCGGACGTGTTCAAGATTGCTTTGTACACGTCGTCTGCCACGTTGGATGCTACGACCACGGTCTATAGCAGCACGAACGAAGTGTCTAACTCCGGCACGAACTACGTGACGGGCGGCAAGACGCTCACGATCTCTCAGGCTCCGACCTTTACCAGCACGACTGCGTGGTTGGACTTTGATGACATCACGTGGGACTCGGCTACGATCACGGCAAACGGTGCGTTGATTTATAACGCCACGCAGAGCAACAAGGCTGTTGCAGTTCTGGCCTTTGGTGGTGACAAGACCTCCACGGCTGGTAACTTCACCATCCAGTTCCCGGCTGCGACTTCGACCACCGCCATTCTTCGTATCGCCTAACTAGGTTAATCCCATGCCGCTCCCTATTGGTTGGGGTGAACAAGGCTGGGGTGAGCTAGGCTGGGGATCAGTTACTAACGTTACCGTTGCCCTCGGTGGCTTCGGTTCTTCGGTAAGTGGCTGGGGCGAAGAAGGCTGGGGCGAGACCTATTACCGCCTCACTGGAACGGGTGAGGTAGGGACGGTCTTTGTCGTCACAGACCAGAACATTGATGTAACGGGGCTTCAAGCTGCCGCACAACTAGGCGATGTTGTAGTCGATACCAACACGGTTATTTTGATAACCGGGTTGCAAGCTCAAGCCATCTTGAGCGACGAAGTAGTTGTTGCTGATGCTGTTGTTATCGAGACGGGAGTCGAAGGTACAGGGCAGCTAGGTACGGTCGAAGTATTCTCGGTTTACTCGGTAAGTGGGGTATCTGCTTCTGGGCAAATCGGAACTGTATCGGTAGTCACAGATCAGGTTCTGGTAGTAACCGGGCTTGAAGCTACTGGTCAGCTTGGTGAAGAGTTCGTCGTATCTGGCGTAATAGCCAAGCCTGACGGTGTGCAGGCTACAGGCGAAACGGGTGACGTATCTGTCTTCACCGATCAGGTTCTGGCAGTCACCGGAGTGGCGGGAACCGGCGAAGTTGGAACTGTATCTCTTGTCCTTGATTGCGTGTTCCCGGTCACTGGAGTTGCCAGCACTGGAGAAGTCGGCACGGTCACGGTCTTCCTTGAGAAGATTGTCCCGGTCACGGCGGTCACGGGTACCGGTCAGGTTGGCACAGTTACAGCAGCGGCGGGTGCTAATGTTATAGTTGTCGGCGTATCGGCAACGGGCACGATAGGGAAAGTAAACGTTTGGAGTCAGATAAATCCTGACCAGAATGCAAATTGGCAAAACATCAATTCTTCCCAGTCTGCAAACTGGGTGCCGATAGCGGCGTGAGGTAAATAAAATGGCTAGTACATATTCAACTAACCTTGCAATCGAACTGATCGGAACGGGAGATCAGGCTGGTGCGTGGGGTAATACCACGAATACCAACCTTGGAACGTTGATCGAACAGGCGATCTCAGGGTACGTCACTCAGGCCGTATCAACTGGTACTGACACGACCATCACAATCCCGAACGGTGCGACCGGTGTTGCCCGTAACATGTTTATTGAACTGACGGGTACGGGTGGAGCAAGTACGAACCTAATCGTCCCATCTAACAGAAAGCTGTACTTCATTTATAACAACAGCACTGGCGCGGTAACGGTCAAAGTTGCTGGTCAGACGGGTGTTTCGTTTGCCGCTGGCGAGAAGAAAATTCTGGCTAGTAACGGCACAGACGTTATTGAAGCAACTACTTACCTCACGGCAGTCCCTGCCAGCGTGACCGTCACGACCTTGACGGCGACTTCAGCCAGCATTACTACGCTGTCCGGAACTACGCTGGGTTATTCCAGTGCCAATATTACGACGCTCTCTGGAACGTCGGCCAACATCACGACCATCAACGGTACCTCGGCCAACATCACGACGGTCACAGGTACGACGGGTGGCTTTACTAGCGCCAACATCACGACGCTGAGTTCAACCTCGGCCAACGTCACTACACTTACTGGTACGAGTGCGACCATCACGACTATTCTGGATGGCGCGGGCAATGTTCGTGACATCCCATCAGCGGGTGCCGCAAAGACATCTCTTTACACGCTGGCTATTACTGACGTTGGTGAATTTGTCACGGTGGGCGCAAGCGGCGCGATTGATGTGCCAAACGGTGTATTTGCAGCCGGAAATGCGGTATCAATCTTCAATAACACCGCAAGTAACGCGACGATCAGTCTTACGATCACAACTGCATATCTTGCGGGTACGGACTCGGATAAAGCGAGCGTGACTCTAGCAACCCGTGGCGTAGCTACGGTTCTGTTTATTTCCAACTCGGTCTGTGTTCTGACGGGGAATCTGACCTAATGAGCGGAATAATGATGCTTCTGCTGGCGCGTGTCGTCGGCGGTAATAGGTTCGTTGAAGTCAAAATCTTCACGGCTACAGGGTCGTGGACTGCCCCAACTGGCGTGAGCGAGGTTGAGTATCTCGTTGTCGCTGGTGGTGGCGGCGCAGGATACGGTTCAGCAGGTGGTGGTGGCGCAGGTGGATTCCGTACTGGTACTGGGTTTTCAGTAACAGCAGGAACTTCCTACACAATTACTGTTGGCGGCGGTGGCGCTGGCAAAACCGGTTCACCTTACGGTACGGGCAATCCCGGTAACGATTCCGTATTTAGCACTATTACTTCTACTGGCGGCGGCGGTAGCGGAGGTAACGACGGCAGTCCACTTGCGACTGGTGTAAACGGATTAAATGGTGGATCTGGCGGTGGCGGTGGATTTAGCGAAAATGCTCCGGGGTATACCGGCACTGGCGGATCTGGAAACACACCGTCAGTAAATCCGTCACAAGGTAACAACGGCGCAAACGCAATCCGTCCCGGTAGCGGTGCTAAATACGGCGGCGGTGGCGGTGGCGCTAGTGAGGCCGGTAATACAGACGGCAGCGGTCACGGCGGTGATGGCACGGCATCTGTTATTTCTGGATTTTCTACGACCTACGCTGGCGGTGGCGGCGGATCAATGAAAGACGGCGTTCTTGCGCCGGGTGGTGATGGCGGCGGTGGAAACGGCGGTAATTTGCTTGGCGGTTATTCTGGAACCTCTGGCACAGCAAATACTGGTGGTGGGGGCGGTGGAGGTACTACTAGCGGTAACTCCGGCGGCTCCGGCATTGTAGTTCTTCGCTACGCAGTTCCTGTCCAGACCGTAGTTCAGTCCTATACCTCATCCGGAATCTTTGTTCCGCCGACTGGCGTGACCGAGGTTGAGTACCTTGTTGTTGCTGGTGGTGGCGGAGCTTCGACTGGTGGTGGAGCAGGTGCGGGTGGATTCCGTACTGGTACTGGCCTTGCTGTAACAGCTGGCACTTCTTACACCGTCACAGTAGGTGCTGGTGGTGCTGGTGGTAATAATACCGATGTCCCCGGCTCTCAAGGAAATTCGTCGGTATTCAGTACCATCACTTCTGCTGGCGGCGGATCTGGGTCGTACACACAAGGATCATCTTCAGGCGGTAATGGTGGTTCTGGCGGTGGCGGAAACGGATTTGGTTCTGGTGGACTGGGCAATACACCTTCAGTAAGTCCATCGCAGGGCAATAATGGCGGTAACGGAAATACATCTTTCCCCTATCGCGGTACCGCTGGCGGCGGCGGCGCATCGGCTGTTGGAGTTAATGCAACGTCAGATGTTGGTGGCGCTGGTGGTGCTGGTACAGCGTCAAGTATTTCTGGCTCTTCTGTAACTTACGCTGGCGGCGGTGGCGGTAGTCGCGGTAACGCCGTTACTCCAAGTGGCACTGGCGGTCTTGGTGGCGCTGGTGGCGGTGGAAATGGTGGCGAAAGTGGTATTGCGACACCGGGTACTGCTAATACTGGCGGTGGCGCAGGTGGTGGTACGGTTCCGGGCCAAACAGGTGGCTCTGGCATCGTCTTCATCAAGTACACACTGGGTACTGCTTCGATCCTGACGTTCAACTCAACCACCAACTTTGTAATGCCTGCTGGCGTGACGAGCGTGGACTACCTCGTTGTTGGAGGTGGCGGTGCAGGAGGTAGAGGGCAGGCTTCGGCTGGTGGCGGTGGCGCTGGCGGGTTTAGAACCGGAACTGCATTAACTGTTACGCCCGGATCTACGTACACCATTACTGTTGGTGCTGGTGGGGCAGCAAGCCCAAATTATTCAGCCGTGGGCGGTTCTGGCGGTGACTCTGTTTTTGGAAACATTACTTCTACTGGCGGCGGCGGTGGCGCTGGCGAAAGCACTACTTCTGGCGGTTCCGGCGGATCAGGAGGCGGCAGTTCTAGACTTAGTGCTGCTGGCGGTGCAGGTAATACTCCAAGCGTATTCCCATCTCAGGGGAATAATGGAGGCGCAGGAAGTCCAAACACGTTAGCCGGTGGAGGCGGTGGTGGCGCGTCTCAAGTTGGTGAAACAGCACCCGCTAATAGAGATGCGGGTAACGGCGGAAATGGCACAGCATCCTCCATCTCTGGTTCGTCTGTAACTTACGCTGGTGGCGGCGGCGGGTCTGCCACAACGCCTGCTGGTGGCGATGCGGGTGGTACTGGCGGCACAGGTGGTGGCGGTAATGGAGTTGGAACCAACCCCGGAACAGGTGGTAGCGGAACTGCTAACTTAGGTGGCGGCGGTGGCGGCGCGATTGATGCTGGTAACGGCGGCTCCGGCGTAGTCATCCTGAAGTTGAATCTTGGAAACTATTTGGTCTACACCTTCACTTCCACAACTTCGTGGACGGCTCCGGCTGGTGCGGTGAGCGTGGATTATTTGGTTGTAGCCGGTGGTGGAGCGGGAGGCGGTGCTATCAATCCATCTCTCGGTGGCGGTGGTGGAGCAGGTGGATTCCGTACAGGTACTGGCTTAGCTATTACGGCTGGTCAGTCATACACCATTACGGTCGGTGGCGGCGGCAGTGGTAATACCAGCAACGGAAGTAATGGTAGTGACTCTGTATTTAGCACCATCACTTCTACAGGCGGTGGAAGAGGGTCTAATAACGGTAATGGCGCGGCGGGTGGTTCTGGTGGCGGCGTAGGCAGTAACGGTACAGGTGGTGCTGGAAATACTCCATCTGTTAGTCCATCTCAAGGCAATAATGGCGGTAATTCGAGTAGTGACGCCCCTGCGTACGGTTCTAGCGGCGGTGGCGGCGCTTCTGCTGCTGGATCAAATGGTAGTGGATCAGGCGGCGGAAACGGCGGTGCTGGGCAAGTAAGTGCTATCACCGGAACATCTACTGCATATGCTGGCGGTGGGGGTGGTGGTAGTGTTGCTCCGGGCACACTAGGTACCGGTGGAACTGGCGGCGGCGGAAGCGCCGCTACGCAGCCAGCAGCAAGAGGAGGTAGTGGCACTTCTAATACCGGTGGCGGTGGCGGAGGAGTGCGCAACGCATCTGGACCGTCAGGTGCTGTTGAAGGTGGTAATGGTGGTTCAGGTATCGTAATTCTTAGGGTGAATTTCTAATGAAAGCGTATCAAATCATGGGTATTGACACGGCGATGCACTTGCTTCGTCCGGGTGCTAAGTGGGAAATCAGCAATCGTGAGATCACGCGGTGGGAAGATCCGCGCCCGAAGCCCTCGTGGGAAGAGATCATGTTCACGATTGAAAAGATCAAGGAACTGGAAGATGCGGTTCCCACAATCTTGTTGCCGGAGCAGCAGAAGGCTTTTGACGAGTACGCCAAACAAATCGAACAGGCGGCTGCATGATTCTGCACGGGATATTTCCCACACCGGTTGCCCGGTTCAATCTCGACCGTGAGTTCACGGAGCGGGAGTTGGAGTTTGTGCTGAAACAAAGCCAGCATAACAACGAAGGCAACACGACAAGCGACGATAACTACGTCTTCAACAACATTGAGTTGAAGGGCTTGAGCGATTTTTGTGAGGCTTCTGTTGCGACGTACCTGAAGGAAATCCATGCCCCGAGCAAGGACGTAAACCTTCGGATCACGCAGTCATGGCTCAACTACACCAAGCCCGGACAGTGGCACCACAAACACGCTCATCCGAACTCGTTCATCTCTGGTGTGCTGTACATCAAAGCCAACAAGGAATCGGACAAGATCTACTTCTACAAGGACGGCTACAAGCAGATCAGTCTGCCGACCGAGAACTGGAACTTGTACAACTCCGAGTCTTGGTGGTTTGAAGCAGTTGCAAAAGAGTTGATCCTGTTCCCGTCTAGTCTCACGCACATGGTTCAGACCGTGCAGGGTGAAGACACTCGGATCAGTTTGTCGTTTAACACGTTCCCAGTTGGCTATGTTGGAGATGAAAAATCTCTGACGGGGTTGCATGTTTGAACATGTTCAACACGCCGTTGAAAGACTACGTAAAGGTCTACAAAGGCTTTTATGACGCTGAATTTTGTAAAACAGTTGTAGGTCAAATTGAAGGTATTAACTGGACTGAACACACTTTTTATAATCCGGTGTCAGACGAGCTAAAGTCGTATGACCACGAATTGTCGATTTCTTACGATGCGGTACCGTCCAAGAAAGACTTAGATTTAAAAATTTGGCATGCAATAAACAGATACGTAAATGAAGATTTTGCGTATATGAAAGATTGGTACGACGGCTGGAATGGTTACTCGTATTGTAGATTTAATCGGTACAACCCTGAAACCAAAATGAAACTTCATTGTGACCACATCCAGTCCATATTTGACGGTAACAAAAAAGGTATACCTACGCTTACCGTGCTTGGTGCGTTGAATGAAGATTATGAAGGTGGTGAGTTTGTACTGTGCGATGAACAGATAGATTTCAAAACTGGGGATGTGATGATCTTCCCTAGTAATTTTTTATATCCACATGAAGTCAAACCCGTAAAATCGGGAGTTCGGTATAGCTTCGTTTCATGGGTTTGGTAAGACTGATAGGAGATTGAGATGGCTCACTTTGCAGAAATTGATTCAAACAACGTTGTGCTGCGCGTCATTGTCGTAGCTAACAAGGATACTGCTGACGCTAACGGCAACGAAGTCGAGAGTATCGGTATCGCATTCTGCCAGCGTTTGCTGGGCGGTAACTGGGTACAAACTTCGTATCACGGCAACATCCGTAAGAACTATGCGGGTATCGGCTACACCTACGATGCTGCTATTGACGCATTTGTTCCGCCGCAGCCGTATCCGTCATGGGTTCTGAATACGAACACCGCCCAGTGGGAAGCCCCAGTGCCATATCCGACTGACGGTAAAAACTATACGTGGGATGAAGCCACGCAGTCGTGGGTTGAGGTTGTTGCTCCGGGGGCGTAATCATGATGACAATGATCTCAACCTTCCTGTCTTTTTTGGCAGGTGGGCTACCCAAGATCCTGCAAATCTTCCAAGACCGGCAGGATAAAAAGCATGAGTTGGCCCTCGTCGCTGCTCAGAAGGAGCGTGAATTGGCTTTGGCCGAACGAGGCTTTATTGCTCAGGCACGGGTAGAAGAGATCAAGCTAGAGCAGGTTCAGGTGCAGTCCGCAGCCGAGGAGCGTGTGGCCCTGTATCAGCACGACATGGAAATCGGCAAAGGCGCATCGCAGTGGATGATTAATCTACGTGCATCGGTTCGCCCGGTCGTCACTTACATCTTCGTGCTAGAGCTGGTCGCCATCAACATCGCTGGCGTATGGTACGCCTACAACACGGGTGTGCCGTTTGCCGCTGCGATGGCAGAAGTGTTCTCGGATGACGAGATGCTGATCCTATCCTCCATCATCGCCTTCTGGTTCGGGACACAGGCTTTTGGCAAGAAGTGAAAGTCAGCCCTGCCGCCATTCAGATGATCAAGCACCACGAAGGGGTGAGGACTAAGCCTTACCGCTGTCCGGCGCTTTTGTGGACGGTGGGCGTGGGTCACGTGATTGATCCAAAACACACTGCTATCCCATTTAATGAACGTAAAGATCTACCGATACCCGCAGGCTGGGACCGGGTTCTCACGATGGACGAGGTGGACCGGATACTTTCTCAAGACCTTGGCCGGTTTGAGCGTGGTGTGGTTCGACTTTGCCCTGCTGCTGTTGGCAGTCAAGGAATCTTCGATTCTCTCGTCAGTTTTGCCTTCAACGTGGGCCTTGGCAATCTCCAACGCTCTTCCCTTCGGATGAAGACCAACCGGGGCGAGTTTGAAGAGGCGGCAGACGAGTTTCTGAAATGGACGAAGGCGGGTGGTAGAGTATTGCCGGGTCTGGTCAAACGGCGTAATGACGAACGTGCGCTGTACCTGTCGGGAGTCTCCTGATGCCACTTACAAAACTTGAATTCCGCCCCGGCATTAACAAAGAGTCCACGAGCTACGCCAACGAGGGCGGTTACTTTGCCTGTGACAAGGTGCGGTTTCGCTCTGGCTATGCCGAAAAGCTAGGTGGCTGGGTCAACCAGTCGTCCAACACCTTTCTTGGTATCTGCCACACCTTGTGGAACTGGATCACGTTCGGCGGCAGCAACCTTCTTGGACTTGGCACTAACTCCAAGTACTACATCGAGAACGGTGGCATCTACTACGACGTAACCCCGATCTACTCATCCGGTGTTATTGGGTCAAATCCATTTACGACCACAAATGGTAGTTTGCTTGTTACGGTATCGCAGACTGGACATGGCTCAACGATTGGTACGTACGTCACGTTCTCGGGTGTAGCCAACAGCGGTGTCATCAACGGTATTAACTTTGACGGCGAGTTTGAGATTGTTGGCGTTCCAACCTCAGACAGTTATCAGATCGTTGCACCAAACCCAGCGACCTCGACCGGATCAGGCGGTGGTTCGCTCGTGGTATCGCAGATGCAACTTCCTGCGGGCCTATCCACGTTTGGTGGCGGCGTCGGTTGGGGTAAACCGCCTTGGGGATCAGGTGGCTGGGGTTCTGCTACGGCAGTGGGTACTGACCTGCGTTTGTGGTCACAAGACAACTTCAATGATGACTTGATATTTAACTACCGGCGCGGCCCGATCTATTACTGGACGTTGGATCTGGCTAATTACGCTCGTGCCAAATTGCTCTCTACCATCGCCAACGAGACTATCCGAGCCACTACTACAGCTACGGTGTCGGCTTCAGTCACGACAATTACGGTAGCAGATCCGACTGGCATTGAGTCCGGTGCGGTCATTACTGGTAACGGCATCGCGGCAGGCACGTACGTCACGACGGCTTATGACGGTGGCTTTTCTGTTCCGTTGTCGGCTACGACGACCGGCTCGTTTACGATCTCTACTCTGACCATTAGCTACGCTGGTCGGCACATCCCCGAGCAGACCAACCAAGTCCTGACTTCTAGCGTCAGTAACTTCACGATTTGTTTTGGTTCAAACCCGTACAGCCCAGCCACGTTTACGGCTGACTTTGACCCGATGTTGGTTCGCTGGTCAGATGCTGATAATCCGTACGACTGGGTACCAACTGCTACCAATCAATCGGGTGAGCAACTTCTATCGCACGGCTCGTTTATTCAGTGTGCGCTAGATACTCGTCAAGAAATCCTGATCTGGACTGACGCTGCGCTGTTCTCGATGCAGTACCTTGGTCCGCCGTATGTGTGGGGTATTAATCTTTTGATGGACAACATCTCCATCATCTCCCCGAACGCAGCTATTGCGGTCAACAACGTCACGTACTGGATGGGTGTCGATAAGTTCTACATGTACTCCGGTCGTGTGGAGACTCTGCCTTGCACCCTTCGTCAGTATGTTTATACCGATATCAACACGAGCCAGTACGGTCAGATCGTGTGTGGTACGAACGAAGGTTATAACGAGATTTGGTGGTTCTACCCCTCGGCTGATAGTCAGGTAAACAACCGATACGTCATCTATAACCATCTGGAACGTATTTGGTATTACGGCACGATGGACCGTACCGCGTGGCTAGATTCGCCGGGTTTGCGTACGTATCCGCTTGGCGTGTTCAGTATTCAGAATTCGTATCTGGATACGGCCATCAATTCTTCTGTCACCACGATATCGTTGCTCGATGCTGCGTCATACCCGAACTCGGGGGTCATCACGATTGGTACGGAACAGATCAGCTATACCGGCAAAACTAACAATACTCTTACTGGTTGTACCCGTGGCGTTAATAGCACTACTGCTGCAAGTCATATTCAGTACAGTCCGGTCACTTATAAAGTCCCGAACCAAGTAATGCTTCATGAGTTTGGTAATGACGACGTGTCGCAATCGCCGTCGCTGCCAATCGAGGCATACATCGAGTCGTCGGACTTTGATATCTCTGACGGTGAGACCTTTGGATACGTCTGGCGTATGTTGCCGGACTTGACCTTTGCTGGCTCTAATGCCAACAGTCCGTCTATCACTTTGACGGTCAAACCTCGCCAGAATTCAGGTAGTAACTACACGGCTGCAGATCAACCGACCGTGACTCGCACAGCGACCATACCGGTTCAACAGTTTACGGGTCAGGTCTATACCCGCATCCGTGGTCGTCAGATGTCGTTCCGGTTGGACTCAGTAGACAAGGGCGTGGCTTGGCAGATGGGTGCCATGCGTATTGATGTGCGTCCAGATGGCCGTCGCTGATGAGCAGTAGTAACAAAAGACGAAACATCGTCAACCCGAGCTTGCCTGTGGCTCCGGTCAGTTACGAACAGCGTTTTATGGATCAATACAGCAACGTAATGCGGCTGTACTTCAACCAAGTTAGCAACGGTAACAACGCGCCCAGACCGTACGGGTCTTTTTATAGCGACGTAGATCAAACTAATCCTGTTGCCGATGCCGTCAATAAAATGACGTATAACCAAACGGTTGATTTCTTCAACGTTAGTATCGGGGCTGTCAACTCTCGCGTGTACGTAGCGGAAGAAGCTATCTACAACATTCAGTTCTCTGCTCAGTTAGACAAGTCCGGCGGTAGTGCATCTGCTGTATATATCTGGCTGATGGTGAACGGAGTCAACGTTGCAAACAGTGCAACCAAAGTAGTTATTGACGGACCTAACTCAGAGATCGCGGCTGCTTGGAACTTTGTGCTGCCGTTGGCTGAGAACGACTATTTTGAATTGGCTTGGCAGTCGTCAGATACCAACGTATTTTTGGCAGAAGAACCCGCCTCGGGTAATGTTCCCGAAATCCCGTCCGTCATCTTGACCGTCACGTGGGTGTCCAATGTGTCGGTATGAAGTGTTAATATCCACGAAACTTGACCCCTTGGGGGCACTATGAATCAGAACCCATCTATGGCAGGACTCGCCTCCCTCGTGCAGTCACGAGGTCGGAACGGCGACTCTGTGCTTGTTCACATGGCTCCCGAAGAAGTTGCCGGGTTGCAAAGCTTGGCTCTTGCTGCTGGTGGTAGCCTGACCTTGAACCCGGATACTGGCCTGTATGAGGCCAACTTCCTTAAGAAACTTCTGCCGACCATCCTTGGTTTTGGGTTGAACTTCCTGTTCCCCGGCCTTGGCGCGTTGGGTAGTGGTCTTCTAGTTGGTGCTGGTGAAACCATCCGTACCGGCGGTGATCTTGGCAAGGGCCTTATGGCCGGTCTCGGTGCGTTTGGTGGTGCCGGTATCGGTAGCGCCCTATCTGGTGCTGCTAAGGCAGGCAGTGAAGCCGCCCTGCAAGAAGTTACTACGACCGCTGCCCAGAAGGCCGCTACTGAAGCTGCCAAGACGGCTGGTACTCAAGCCGCTACCGAAACTGCTAAGCAAGGTTTGTTTAGCCTAAACCCGAACATGTCGGGAACCTTGCAAAGTTACGGTCAAGGCATAAAAGCTCTAGGTAATCAGTTTGGCCGCGAAGGCTTCATGAACGCCATACCGGGTGGCACGATTGGCAAGGGCGCTATGATCATGTCCGCTGCCAATGCCTTGACTCCTGAGATGGAAATGCCGGAGGGCGGCGGTTACAACATAGACGATTCGTACTACGAATCTATGGGGTACAGCCCTGAACAAGGCCGGTTCCTCGGCGGTCAATGGCGTAAAGGCTATCCGGGCTTTCCCGGCTATGCTGAGGGTGGCGCTGTCATGCCCCGCCCAAACTATGACTATCCGCAGGCAGGAATCACCAAATCAAATTACGCACAAGGTCTTGATTTTACCAAGCCGCGAGAAATTCTCGATGGCTACGACACCAAGATTGACCCGTTTACGGGCGAAGAACGTTTTGCGGAAGGTGGTGAAGTGGCGTATGCCGCGCCACCTGAGTTGTTGCTGAAGAGATACTCGGAAGAGTATGACACTCCTCCAATACTTGAGTCTTTGCCGCCTACGGTTGATTTTGGTCCAACTGATATCGGCAGACGCCCGCCGGATTTAATGTTGCCGCCGGAAGAGCCAATCTACGGTGGTTTTAATCAAGTAGGCGTAGCCCCACCGCGTAATGTTCAAGCCCAGATGGGTCCGCAATCGTTGGAGCAGTATTACCAAGGTCTCTTGTCTGCTCCGCAGCAACAGGCGTATGACCCGTCGTTCTTCAACTACATGCAGTCGCTAAATAACTTTGCGACTTCTCCGGTGGCTCCGCCTCCTGCGCCTCCTCCGCCTCCTGCTCCTCCGGGCGGCGGTACTAATACTGGTGGCGGCACGACCACGAATCCGGGCGGCACTACAGGTGGAGTAACCACGGGTGGTAGCAATACTAGGTGGGACCCGAACCAAGGCAGGTTCGTATCAACCGGCGGTAGTCCGGGCGACACCGGTACGGATCTGGATGAGCTTAGGAATTTAATCAATTCCGGTATGTTCCCCGGTTTTAATTTTGGTGATCTAAGTAACTACTTGCAAAACGGCGGGTATGGCGATACCTCTGGTATGGTTTTCGATCCTGCTACGGGCACGTTCCGTCAGCCGGGAAGTCAAACTACGACCACGCCTCCGGGTACGGATACGACCGGCGGGGATCAGTTTAAATTTGATCCCAACAACTATCAGTTCAATCCGTTTGTTGATGGGTTCGATATAAATTCGTTGCCAGAATACCAGCAGAATCAAAACATGCCCGTTGGCAACCTGACCGGCATCGACCAGTTTGCTGATCCTAATTACTCCACGGGTATGCAGTTCGACATGAGTCAGTTGATGCAGCCCGGAAAAGGTCCGGATATTGGCTCTCCGATGTATGGCGGGGACATTCAACCCTTCCAGTACGACTTCTCTGGTATGGGCCAGATGGGTGACATGGGCGGGTACGGTCAGCAGTTCCAAGGGTTCCAGCCGCTTTCGACTGACTTCGGTTCGACCTATCAGGCTCCTGCCATGCAGACGCCGACATTTGACGCTTCGGCCTACAACCCGCAGCAGTTTGATCTGGGCAGCATGGGGTACGGACTTGGTAGCCTCCCGGCTATCTCTTCAACCTATCAGGCTCCCACGGTACAAACTCCGACGTTTGATACCTCGGCGTTCCAAATGCCAGCCTACCAAGCCCCGATGATGACGGGCGGCGACATGGGTATGTCTAACGTTGCCACGGCTCCACAGTTTGGGTTTGGTAACTCAGATGTGCTTTACGGTCGCAGCAATTTTGATATGGGCGGTGGCGAAGGCAACATCTTTGGCTTTGCTGGTGGTGGCGCTATCCAAAAGGCTGCGGCAGGCAAACTCGTGACCGGCGACGGTGATGGTATGTCCGACGACATCCGTGCCAATATCAACGGTAATCAAGAGGCGCGGCTTGCTGACGGTGAGTTTGTGATCCCTGCCGATGTCGTGTCGCACTTGGGTAATGGCTCGACCGATGCTGGCGCAGACCGTTTGTACAGCATGATGGATCGTATCCGTAAGGCTCGTACTGGACGCAAGCAGCAAGCCCCAGAGATCGAAGCTGAGAAGTATTTGCCCGCATGATTCTTCGTGAACTGAAAAGCGGTAACGAAGACTTGAGGGAGGTTATAAGCCTTCTTGTTGAGCACTTTGTGCCTGAACACAAGATGGGTCCGTTGAGCGCAATCAACGTCAATCTTGAGAAAGGCGTAAAGTGGGTCATATTTAATATGGACCAAGTAGCGTTTGGTGTCGAAGATGAAGGCAAGCTAGTCGGCTCGCTTGGTCTGCACCGTACGTCACCTTGGTATTCTGATTCCGAGTATCTGGCAGATGGCTGGTTTTATGTTCTGCCCGAATACCGCAAAACCGGTGTAGGTAAGATGCTGGTTGATGCAGCTAAGAAATATGCTGCCGAAGCAAACCTCCCGCTCATCATTGGAGTCTTCACCAGCGAAGACGCGGATACTAAAGCTCAGGTCATGCAAAGACTTGGCCTGACTATGGTTGGCGGCTTGTTCGCCACAGGAGTTTAACTATGTGCGGCGGCGGTGGCGGTTCATCTCAACCGAGTCAACAAACAGTCACTCAGGTAACAATTCCACCTGAGATTATGCCGTATGCCAAGAAACTCCTTGGCACGGCTGAAAACCTTGTCTACAACCAACCCTACCAAACCTTTGGTGGTCAGCGCGTTGCGGGTCTTAATCCGCTTCAGATGCAGGCCATGCAGCAAGTTCAGCAGCAACAAATTGCGCCGCAAGTAGGACAGGCTACGGGGTTTGCAGGTCTTGCTGGTCTTCAGGCTCAAAAACTCGGGAACTATAACCCTGCTCAGTATCAGGGTATGGACGTGTCGTATCTGGGTGCCAACGCTCCTCAGTTGCAGCAGTACCAGATGGAGGGGCCTGAGCGTGTAGCGGCAGAACGACTGACTGCTCCCGAACTTGAACGCTTATCGATGCAGGGTCCAACTGATGTAACTGCCCCACAGTTGCGTGACCTTCAAATGGGTCCGGCTGAGCGCGTTGCTGCTCAACAAATTACGGCTCCTCAGTTACAACAATTCCAGATGGCTGGACCTCAGCAGGTACAGTCACAGCAGCTTCAAAACTTTTTGATGGCTGCGCCGCAGATGATTCAAGCGCCTGATGTTGAGGCGTTTCGAATGGGTCCTGTGGGTAATGTTTCGGCTCAAACTGACTTTGGCACGATTACGGCTCCTGAACTTCGTGATCTTGAGATGGCTGCGGCACGCGATGTTACGGCACCGACCGATCTTGAACGACTTCAGATGGGTCCGGCCGAGCGTGTTGCTGCCCAGCAGCTTCAACAATTTGAGATGGGTCCTGCCGAACGTGTGCAGGCAGAGCGTTTTGGACTTTCTTCGCTGCAACCCTACATGTCTCCGTATATGCAGGACGTTGTTCAGTTTCAGAAAGATCAAGCAATCAAAGATTACGCTCGGCAGATACCGGGACTACAAGCTCAGGGAGTTCGGTCTGGCGCTCGTGGCGGCACTCGTGAAGCTATTCTTCAGTCTGAAGCCCGACGCAATCTCCAAGAAGGACTGCGTGGCATACAGGCCGCAGGTACACAACGTGCGTTTGAACAAGCGCAACAGCAGTACGGCGTTGACCGTGCTCAAGCATTGCAAGCGGGTCTGGCAAATCAGGCCGCAGGTCTCACAGTTGGACAGCAAAATCTGGCCGCTCGACTTGGTGTTCAGCAGTTAGGCGCACAGCAAGGGCTACAAGCAGCACTAGCAAATCAGGCTGCGGGTTTGACCACAGGTCAGCAAAACTTGGGTGCGGCTCAGGCTCGTCAGCAGTTGATGGCTCAGCAAGCGTTGGAGGCTTCGCGGCTTAATCAGGCTGCGGACCTTACGCGTGGTCAAGCCAATCTTCAGTCTGGACTTCAGACGCAGGGTCTTCGTGCTCAAACGGGTATGCAGGCTCAGTTGGCTAACCAACAGGCTCGTGTACAAGGCGCACAAATGCAGCTTCAGGCGGGACTTGCCAATCAGCAGTCTCAACTTGCTCAAGCCTCGGCCAACCTTCAGTCGCAAATGCAGGCTCAACAGCTTCGCGTTCAATCTGCGATGGAGGCTGCGCGACTTAATCAGGCTGCAGGACTTAGCACTGAGCAGGCCAATCAACGTGCCCAAATGGAAGTGCAGCAGCTTCAGGCAATGCAAAACCAGCAGGCTCAGATTGCCAATCAACAGGCTGGGCTTCAGACGGCTTCGCAGAATCTGCAAGCGCAACTTCAGACGCAAGGTCTTGGTGCTCAAATGGGTATGCAAGCCCAGCAGCTTAATCAGGCAACGGGTCTTCAGGCTGCATTAGCTAACCAAGCGGCTGGCTTGACGACGGGTCAGCAGAACCTTGCTGCGGCTCTGCAAACGCAGGGACTCGGCGCTCAACAAGCGATGCAGGCTCAACTGGCTAATCAGCAAATGGGCTTCAACGTCGGTCAGCAGAACCTTGCTGCGGCGATGCAGAGACAAGGGCTTGGCGCTCAACAAGCGATGCAGGCTGGGCTTGCTAACCAGCAGACTGGGCTTCAGGCGGCTCTGGCTAATCAGCAGGCAGCGCAGCAAGCGGCGTCTCAGAACCTCCAAGCACGGCTCGGTGTGCAGCAGTTGGGTGCCCAGACGGGTATGCAGGCGCAGTTGGCTAACCAGCAGGCGCAGCTTCAGGCTCAGCAGCAGGCATTGGCGCAACGTCAGTTCGGCGCTCAGTTTGGCGAGCAGTCTCGTCAGTTTGGTGCGAACCTTGGCTTGCAGGGTATTCAACAGCAGCTGGCTGCAGCAGGTATGCTCGGTAATCTCGGCCAGCAACAGTTTGGTCAGCAGCAGGCAATCAATCAGTCGCAGATGGCGGCTGGTGCCCAGTTGCAGCAGATGGAGCAGGCTCGGTTGCAGGCGGCGTACGAAGACTTCCTCAACCGTCAGCGTTATCCGTATCAGCAGCTTGGTTTCATGTCAGACTTGATTCGTGGCACGCCCACGGCTGGCGGTATCCAGTCCATCTACGGTTCGCAGTCTAGCCCGCTTGGCGCGTTGGCGGGACTTGGCGGCCTCTACATGGCTGGCAGACAGGGTTAATGAGGGTATAGATCATGGCAAATAACATGATGTATGGCATATCGGCACTCGACCCTCGGGTTGCTGCTACCGACAAGTTCATTCAAGAGAAGAAGATTCCGCCCAATCAAGTGGAAGATTTCTTGTTGTCGATGGGCGCTGACCCCAAGTTGGCTAGTCTAGTATTTAAATATAGGAAGGTGCGGGAAGCCGCTGAAAAACAACCGCAAGCTCCGCCCTCGACTACCAACGTCGATCAAGATATTTCTAACCAATACGCTCAGCTAAAGCAACGAGAGCGTATGCAACGTGGCATCGCCGCCATGCCGGTTCCTGCTATTGCTAACGCACCGATGCAGGGCGGTATTACTGGTCAGCCTATGCAGCAAATGGCTGGTGGCGGTATCGTGGCGTTTGACGAAGGCGGGTCTATCCCGCGCAATCGTTCCATCGTGCCGTACAAAGCCCCGTTCTATAAGCGTGCTGGCAGCGCGGCTCTTGGTTTTGCTAGACGGCATCCGCTTGGTCTGGGTCTTGGTGCGCTGCTTGGCATGGGTTTGCTTGGCGACGAAGAAGAGCAGGCAGCAATGCCTGAAGGCGTACAGATTGAGCAACTTCCAGAAGGTTTGTCTGATGAGGACGTCAAACTCCTTGCCGGTGTAGACGCAGAGCGTCCCGCTGTTGGTGCAGGCTCTCAGGCGACTGCGCTACCTGCTGCGCCAAGATTCAAACGACCGGATCTTTCGGCGTTTACTGAGGCTATTGACGAAGCCAAGAAACGCGCACCCAAGAACGAACAAGAAGCCATTGATGCTGAAATGAAAATGCTCAAGGAAGCCGGGGCTTTTGAGGGCATCGAAGCGCGTCGTAAAGAACTTGCTGGGCAGAAAGAAAAAGCCGTCACTTCACCCGAGAAGAAGTTTTGGTTGGCGTTTGCTCAGGCTGGCTTTGCCGCTTCTGCCAAGGGTGCCCGTAACCTTTGGGAAACCCTGTCCATGGGCGGTGTCGAGGGCATGAAAGCCTATGAAGGCATGAAAGAAAAAGAGAAGGAAACGCTTGAGAAGATTGCTGACAGGCAGTTCCAACTTGATGAGATGCTTTCTAACAAGAAGTTGACTGCTACGCAGGCTGGTCGCAAGCGGTTTGATGATGCTCGTAGAGATTTGCAGTCGCTTCAGTTGCAACATGCGGCTCAAGAAGCCTCTATTACCAATGCTGAGAATACGTTTGGTGCGAACATTTACGGCACTCAGGCTCAGGTTGCGGCGGCTGATCGCCGTGCCGCTACGGCACTTGCTGGTAGAAGGGGCAAGGACACTCTCCTTCAGCAGTACTACGCTGATATCGCTGCGGCACAGCGTACTACCGATCCGAAGCTCAAAGCCGCATTGCAACGGCGTGCTAAAGACACTAAGGATGCTATAGCCGAAATTGAAAGAACCGAGTCTGGTTATCAATCGCAAGCGGCAAGGCTTGACGCTAGAAATGCTTTGCTAAATAGAGGAATGGGCGATGACGGGTTTGGCGATATTCAAGTAGAGTAAAGCCATGCCACGATACAGAGTGACAATGCCTGATGGTCGTACCTACACCATCAACGGCCCTGCTGGTGCGTCTCAGGCTGAGGTCATTGCTGCCGTACAACGTCGCATAGGCGCGGCACAGCAGGAAGAAGAGACCACTCTTGGCGGGGAACTGAAAGAAGCGGCTAAAGGCATCATCCCCGGCGCGGCTGGACTTCTTGAAACGGCGGCTACCGGTGCCGCTGCGCTCCTGCCTGAAGAACAGGAGATGGCTGTACGGGCCAAGGCCGCAGAAATGGCTGGTGCTGCTCGTGAAGCATTTGCCGCCGAACCCGGTTACGAAGAATCTGTTGGCCGCAAGTTTGGTGAAGCCCTTGGCTCAACCATACCGTTCTTTGGCCTTGGACCTCTTGGCGTTGCCGGTCGTGTTGCAGCCACTGGACTTGGTGTTGGAGCAGGTGCGGGTGAGGCACGGCAGCGTGCTGAGACTGAAGGTGGCGAAGAGGATAAAGGTCTTGCCACTGCGGCAGGTGCCGTTGTCGGTGCCACTGAAGCCATACCGGTATTTAACTTTGTAAAGCGTCTACCCCGTGGGGCACAGTTAGATATTGCTGACCGTGTTCGCCGTGCATTTCAGGCCGGTGGTGAGGAAGGCGCACAGGAAGCCGCCGCACAGATCGCTCAGAACTTAATTGCCCGAGGCTTATACAAGCCAGATCAGGCGTTGATTGAAAGCGTCGGTGAAGAAGGCGCGTACGGCGCAGGTGTTGGTGCGTTTATCCAAGTCTTAACTGACATGGCGCTGGGTCGTCGTGCCCGTACTGCTCCGCCTCCTGAGCCTCCCACTGCACAAGAAAGACTAACTGAACCTGAAACACCGCCCACTGCACCGCCCGGAACGCAGGCAGCGGCAGCCGAAGAAGTGGCAAAACAGGTCAATACTGAAGCCACTGTTAGACAAGCTATTGACGAAGAGATCAGTGCAGAGGAAGAAGCCCGTCTTGAGCGCGAGGCGATCCAAGCCTATGAGCGTGAGCAGGCCGAACTTGCTGCTGCCGAACGTCGTCAATACGACGAAAGAACTCTGCGCGAAGCGGCGGAGGCTGAAGCACTTGCTCCGGTAGACGAAGACATTCCGTACATGCCGCCTGCGCGTGGGGAAGAAGTTGCCCAACCCGTAGAACCACCTGTAACTTGGGACAGCATACAGCCGGGACAACAAATTACTTTGTACCGTGGAGAAAATGCTGACAATCAAAAAAATGGTGAGTGGTGGACAACTGATATAAATCAAGCAGAAAAGTTTGGTGAAGTTACATCAGTCACTTTGCCGTCTGAAATAGTTGGAGCGCACTCTGTAAGAGGTCAAGGCGGTCCACAAGAATTTGTTTTTCCTACGCCTGAAAATAGACCGATCCAACTTTTAAATAAGTTAGAAACAACTGCTCCCACCGTCGAACCCGCTCCCGTAGAAGAACTTCCTGCGGTAGAAGAACCCGAATACACAATGCGGGACGCTGCCCTTGAAGTGTTCCGTGAGACAGGCAAGACTAACGTTGACACATTACGTGATCGGCTGGCTATTCCGTTGCCGGAAGCCAAGCAACTGCGTCAGTCATTTATTGATGAAGGATTACTTGTAAGGCGTGGCAACACCTACATATTGCAGGAACCGACCGAAGAGGCTCCGTCTGCCAAGGCAGAGGTGGAAGATGCAACAGTACGCCCCAGAGATATTGAAACAGTTGACGTTGGAGCAGTTGGAAGAGGCGATGTATTGCCTCCATCACGACCTGTATCCGAGGGACCTGCTGTTACAGAGCCTGCAACTGCCGCAGTGGAACGAGTTGGCGAACCTGTTAGCACTCTTGCTGAAGGAGAGGCAGCAACAGACGCTGCACTAGCAGAGTTAGAAGCCGAGCAAACGGCAGAACCGGCTGCGCGTGGTAAAAGCATTCGTGCCGCTGCGTTAGATTTTGTTCGTGCTACTGGCAAAGCAGACCCCATCAGCTTGCAACAAGCCCTTGGTATAAAACTTTCTGATGCCAGAACGTTGCGTGAAGCTCTGATTGGTAGTGGCGCTATTGTTCCTCGTGGTAGAGAACGCTTTGCTGTCTTTGAAGAACTCAAAACTACGCCGCAGGCACCGGTTCGTGAGGGCAGGATTGAAGGCGAGTCGCTAAGCGAAACTCGTCCTGAAGTGCTTCAGTTCGCACCGCGTCCCGCCAAGAAAGAAGCTCCGATTGATCAGCGTTCGGAACAAGATCGCGTAACTGCGATTGCTCAGCGTCGTCAGGAACTTCAGCAAGAAGTTGATGACATCAAGTCTTCGCTGCGTGATCTTATCGTTGCGCCGGGTGTACAGCAGTTTGGCTTGGACCTGACTGGCGGCGAAGCCCGCAAAGTCACACGTAAAAAACTTTCTCCGGCAGAAGTTAATAACGCCACGTCGCTTGGTGTTAACCGCGAGGCACTTGCGTATTCATCTGACCCGACTAACCCGGACAATCGCCGTGCATTGCTTGAAGCGTTAGAAGCCAAACGTAAAGAAATTACGTCGCGTGTATTTGCATTGCGTGACGCTGAGATTAAGAACCGACGTAACCGTAGAGAGACGTTAGTCAAAGACGCGTTCTTCCGTAGCGCATATAACAATCTACGTGATCCGCAACTAAATCTACAAGGTCTTGTTGCGGTAGATAAAAGGCTCAAGGAAGCTGAAGCCAAGTACAGCGGTGTTCAGCAGGCTGCTATTCCGGAGCAGGCAAGGATTCAGGATGACTCAGCACAGTTTGCTGAAGCAGTAGAACGCGCCAAGGAGCGCGAAGCCGCCGAGAAGGCTGCTCGTAAGGCTCGACCCAAGCGTGAGCGTGATATCGGTCTTCGGTTTGAGCGCGGACCCGGTATCGGCATGGGTGCGGATCGCGTCCAACAGATTGCTGATAAGGCTGCCGCCAACTGGAAGAACAAGCCTCGCATCATTGCCGTTCAGTCAATCAACGAAGTGCCTGATTCAATCCGTGACAAGGTTCCGGATGATGCACGTGGCTTCTACATTGCTGGCGATGTATGGCTTATTGGTGATAACGCCACGACTGAAGCGGGCGTCCGTGCCACTCTGTTCCATGAGTCGCTTGGTCACTACGGCCTGCGTAGCATGTTTGGGCGGCGTCTCCGTGAGGTCATGCTCGACATCTACCGTACCAATCCTGCCATGCGTAAGGCGGCGGATAAGTGGTTGGGCGATGCTCAGAACGCTACTACGTATGACTATATGGACCGCGACGGCCAGACCGCCATGGCTGTCGAAGAAGTTCTTGCTGAAGCGTCGTCGCAAGGTGAGATCAAGAACGCCGGTATCCGTGCTGCCTTTAACCGTGTTGCTGCCCTTATCCGCAGGTTCCTGCGCGGCATGGGTATTCAACTCAACTACAGCAACAACGATGTCCGTCAGGTTCTAATCGAAGCACACAGCACGGTTATTACTCGTGAGCGTGAGGCTCGGCTTGGCGATGGCACGATTGCCTTCCAACGAAAGAAGGCTGAGAACCGTCTTAGCAAGGTTTTCGATGTCAATCTGACCGCACCCAAGTACGACAACAAGATTGGCGACGGTGTGCGTGGTTCACTTAGTAGCGTGTATGACTCGCTACGTGAAGGTGCGGTCGGCTTCCTAGGCATCGACCACATTGCCGAGGTGTGGGCTAAAGAACTTCCCGCTGTTGAGACGTTGGATAGAATTCTCAGCGCACGTGGCGCTACTGAGATGAAGCGGCGTGAGCACGTTAGCAAGAACGTGACTGACTGGTTTGAACTGTCCAATAAACACGCGCCTGAAACGCTTGATAAATTTTTCCGCGTAGCCAACATGACTACGATTTATCAGGTTGATCCGTTGGATAGTTCGGTACAGGCAGTATTAAAGAAGCCAGTTACTGCCATGACGCCGTTTGACAAGGTCTCGTATGACATTGTCAAAGAGTACAACAGCCTGCCTGCTGACCTTCGCAAAGCCTACAAGGACATGCGCGAAGAGTATGAAACTTCGGCCAAGGAGTTTGAAAAGCTGCTTGAGCAGCGCCTTGGCAAGGACGCGCTTGATCGTATCAAGAACAAATACGACAAGAAGAAGCTTCAGGTTTACCTGCCCTTATGGCGTGACGGCCAGTACTGGATGACGTACACCGACAAGAACGGTGAGACGATTAGCTCTGCGTACGCCACCGACATAGATAGGCAGCGGGCGAAGGAAGCCGCGTTGGCCGAAGGTGCCAAAGAGATTCAAGAGTTCTCACGCCTGCGCGATGCTCGACTTGGCGCACCGCCTACCGGGTTCTTGGGCGATGTTGTTAAAGAACTTGAAGACAAGGGCGTGCCGCCTGATGCCATCGACGCCGTGTACGAGGCATATCTAAATTACTTACCTGCTGAGTCTATTCGGCAGCTACGTCGTCCTCGTGAGGCATCATTTGATTTGACCACAGGCGTAGATCGTTACGGTGTGTTTGGTTTTGAGCCTGACATTTTCCAGTCTTACGCTAACGTCGCGCCGCGCATCGCCAATCAGTTGACCAATCTGGAGTACGCTATTCCCATCGAAGAGACGATGAGAGAGTTGTACAAGCAGACTGGTGGCGAACGGGTACGCGATCCGATGCTGGCTGCGGTCTATCGGAACCTGCAGAAGCAGGTCAACTTTATCCGTAATCCCGAGAATAATTGGCTCGTGGACGGTGCAAGCTACTTCAGCTACTTGTGGTTCATCGCGGGTAATATTTCTTCTGCATTGATCAACTTGACCCAACTACCGATGGTGGTCGCGCCGCTACTTGGCGGTAAATATTCTTATGGGAAAGCGACAGCCGCGATAGATAGAGCTATGTCCACCTACTTCAACGGTGGATGGGATACCAACAATGGTGGCAGAGGCGCGTTCCCGTCTGACTTCACGTTCGGCGCTGCTGATAACTTGCCATCCCGTTACAAGAGACTGTACAACCGTGCTGTTGCTCAGTCGATTATTCGCCGCTCAACGGGCTACGAAATCACTGAAGCACAGCGGTCTGGTGTCAAAGACTTTGTGGGAACACGGGCACGGCTTGAACACGGCCTTGGCTGGATCTTCCAGAACTCAGAGCGTTTCAACCGTGAGGTGACACTGCTCGCTGCGTTTGATCTTGCCTACGAAGAAACCAAGAATGTAGACAAGGCGATTGATGAAGCCCTGAAGTTGGTGAAGGCGGCGCACGGTTCTGCTCTTGCCGAGACGGGTCCGCGTCTGTTCCAGCAAGGTTTCGGTAAGGTGATGTTCACCTTCAAACGCTTCGCTCAGGCACAGATCTACCTGCTGTCTAAGTTGTTTAAACAATCCTTTGGCGATGCTGACCAACGCACCCGCGAGATTGCACGTAGCCAGTTGATTGGCATCTTCGGGTCATCATTTTTGATTGCAGGCATCCAAGGCATGCCAATGTACGGCGCGGTCGAGATGCTGGCTAACTTGCTGCTTGGTGACGATGACGAGCCGTATGACTTTGAAGCCTACATCAACGAGAAGTTTGGTGACATGGGGCAAAAGGGTCTGCTCAATAAGATCATTCAGCTAGATGTTGCTTCGCGTACCGGCTTCAACGGCTTGATTTGGAAAGACGATCCGCAGCGCATGGCTGAAGTTGGCCCGTTCTTGTACACACTGGAGCAGGCAATGGGTCCTGCCTACGGCGCGTTCTTGAGTGGTCAGCGTGGCGTTGAGTTGTTCAAAGAAGGCGAATACCAACGTGCCATCGAAGCAATCACGCCGTCGTTTATCCGTAACGGATTCAAGACGCTTCGTATGGCCGAAGAAGGCGTACGTAACAAAGACGGCACTCCGATTGTCGAAGACATCAGCAACTATAACCTGATGATGCAGGCTGTCGGCTTCACTCCCGCCAAAGTCGCAGAGGCTCGTGAGAGCGCGGGCGTAGATAGAAAGATCCAGCAAAAACTTGAGAAGCGCAGAGATAAACTTTTGGATCAGTACTACGCTGCATGGCAAGAGAAAGACCGTAAGGAAATGTTAGAACTCAGAAAGAAAATGTATGAGTTCAGCGTCAAGAACCCGCAGCCGGGTTTGGCTATCACTGATGAAACACTTGAGCGATCCATCATAGGTAAGCTGGAACGTCAGGCTCAGTCAGTGAACGGTTTGTATATGCCGATGCCGGTACGTGCCAGAATAGAAGAAATACGAGAAGGTGGTTAAGCCACCCTCCATACCCTGACGCCAAGGTGTCCTTCCTTGGACGAAGTGTAAGCCTTCACTTTAACCTTGGCTTGCTTGGCGCAGGTATCTATCTTGTAGAGCATCTCTGCCGGTCTGACGGTAGGCACGAAGAACGAATCTCCGACTTCCATACCGTCAAACGGGAAAACCCACTCAGGCTCCTGAAGCCTTATCTCCGTCATTCTTCATCTTCTCCAAGAATTCTTTTGTAACTTCCGGATCAGCGTGGAAGGCGTATACCCAGATCGGTGCGGTCACGCCGCCCTTCCAACCCTTCGACAGTCGCATCTTCTTGGCATCAATCAACGAGCCTTTCGCCTTCAGCACCGTCTCCATCTCTTCCGTGCTGACATTGCACTCGTTCACCAAGAACTTTCTTAACTCAGTCTTGGAGATGTACTGCGTGCCGTTGTCTATCTCGATACGAGCGACGATTGCGCCGTACGCATCTGACACCTGCCTGCCTTCGTTAAAGACAAGTATGCCGTTCTGATACTTCATCAAGAACTCGGTGATCAACGCATCGTAGTCAACTTCGCCGTCCTTCACTGTCTTATCCCTCACCATAATGGATTGCAGCAGCACATAGTTGAACAACCGGTCGAGGTCATAGCTGACAATGTCAGCACGACCGGCAATCTCCAACCCTGCAAACGATGCCGCCAAGCCGTTCTCGTAAAAACGATACGATGCGTCAGTCCCAAATCGGGACTCTCTTATCCGGTTGTGCCACTTGTCAAGGACTTCTGCGGCAGCTTTGTCACCCATCTTCAACAGGTATTTAATATATTCATACCCGGCCCAACCGTAGTTGGTATTAAACGGGTCGAAGATTTCCTCGCCTAGCCTTGGGTTAGTAGCCATAGCAGCGGGACGGGCTATGCGGAACTCCATGTACCGCGCCATCTCACCAGTCGGGTTGCGCTTGGAGGCAAAGATCTTGTCCCGCATGGACTCGTTCGATGTCATCAAGCACAGTTGTGCCGCAGTCAACTCCTGCTCACGCTCCGCGTTCACGTTGGATCTCAAACGGATCTTGCCTTTACCCTGTGAGATAGAGTGGATCAGGTTGGACAGTTCCTTTGGGTCTTTGTCCTTGACTTCATCCAATCCTAAAAGAATGTTCTTGAGGTTAAGAGCACGCTGTACAAGTCCGTTGTCGGTCGCTTTGTATACGCTGACATCCTTCGGGTTGGCAAAGACACTACTAGCAGCAAGCAGCGCACCAGTCTTACCGCCGCCTGTGTTGCCGGTGTAGCAGAACGTCATGCCGCTCGTGGTGCAGTAACGCATCAATGGAGAGCCAAACGCCATGCCGACCGCGAAGGCGTGCATCTCAAAACCCGGCATATCGAGTTTGTTGGCGCACTCCTTCCACTTCTCGAACGAGCCTTTCGGCTCAAGCATCTTGGCGATGCTCTTCACCAACGGTGATACCGGAGCAGGCCGTTCTTCACCCGACCGCGTGATCTCGGTCGTGCCAATCACGAATACATCGTTCTCAGGTGTCCATCCCATCTGGCTGCGTACTTGTTCGGCAGCGTCTTGTGCTTGTAAGTAATGTGCCCATTTAGTCATATAGTCCACCAATTTCGGCCATTGTGCTTGTGTGGGCGGTGATACACCTGCCCTGCCTAGTGTGCGTTTGAATTCGTCCAAGGACTGCACCGACTCGTTCGACAGATCAACTTCACGAGTCTCGTGCGACAGCA